AAATTTGGACAAATGTTGATAATGAAGAACAATCAAAAATGCATCCTGAAGTTAAGGAGGCTTTATTGGCGATTGCAAATGAATTTATTGAATTTTTAAATGTCGATATTTTTGTATCAGATGTAACTATGACAGGTTCTTTAGCCAATTACAACTGGTCAGATTTTTCGGACGTTGATTTACACATCATGTATAATTTTGATGAAGCAGGAGAGTTCAAAGAAATTTACAAAGAACTCTTCAAAATGAAAAAAACATTATTCAATTCAACTCACGATATTCAAGTTAAAGGTTACGAAGTTGAGTTATATGTTCAAGATAGTAGTGAACAACATATATCGTCAGGTGTATATTCAGTGCTTTTCGATGAATGGATTAATGAACCATCATTGGAAGAAGTAAGTATAGATGAAAGAAAAATTAAAGAGAAAGTTGAACAGTGGATGGATATTATAGATATGACTATTGACGACTCTGACGATGACGATTTTCAATCATCTATAAAAATGATTGAAAAAATAAAAGACAGATTGAAAGATTATAGAAGTGCCGGACTTGAGAGAGAAGGTGAGTATTCCTATGAAAATTTAGTATTTAAATTCTTAAGAAGGAACGGATATATACAAAAACTTTTTGATTTTGCTAATGAATTAACAGATAAAAATCTTTCATTAGAACAAGAAGTTGTTGAATAATTTATAAAACTATGAAAAATGTGATATTTCAGTATATTTATTAAGAAAAAATTATGGCAATAAGTGCATGTACTTCGTATTACACAGCAGAAATAACCGGATATGTTCCTGGAACAGGTGATACTGTTGGTGAGATTGTAACGTGGGATTTACCACATCCAGTTTGGACTGAAGGTGGAGCCCCTGAAGTTATTGCAATCCAATGTCAGTCCTTTACATTAGGAGGGTTTAATGGACTAAACAACTAACAAAAAAAAATATATAAAAATGGCAGATTTAAAACCAATTGGTAGTGAAAAGTTAACGGGAGACGCTAAAATAAGACGTATTATGGAAATAGCACGTTTTAATGAAGTTGACCGCACTAACATTAAAGAAACATCAACTACTGAATATAACCGTCAGTTAGCTGATGGAAAAACTTACCACATCGTTAACGAAAAAAATGGTTATATCATCAAGTCTAGTATAGACGAATCAACAGGAGATTACATGGAGCCAATGAAAAATAGAAAATACTATTCTTCATATTCTCAGGCACTTAAGAGTTTTAATCTATTAGCTAAAGAATTAAACAGAGTTCATGAAAATGAAGAGGGTGTTTCGTTATTTGGTGAACAAAAGAAATTTGTTTTAAAAACTCCTAAACCTGAAGCACCTGTTGCTGAACCAACATTTGACTTACCACCAGCACCTGCACCTGCAGAGACTGAGGCACCTGCAGCACCTGTAGATGCTGAAGCACCTGCAACTGATGAATTAGATTTAGATTTAAATTTAGATGAACCAGCAACTGATGGTGGGTCTGAAGAAATGGATTTAGGTCTTGATATGGAAACTGAACCAACTGCTGATGGTGACGAAGAAGTTTCTTTCAAAGCAATTCAAAAACTTACAGGTAAAATTACACAAAAATTAAGAACTTTAGACGAACAACAAGGTTTGACTTCAGAGAACATGAAGTACGTCATAAATTCTATTTTTTCCGCTATGGATTTATCTAAGTTAACTGAAGAAGATTACGACGATATCCTTAACAAACTTGAAGGTGAAGAAGATACTATCGACTATGGTGTTGATGACGAAATCGATTTAGATGTTGATTCTAGTTCTGAAATGACTGAACCAACACCTACAGAAGAACCAGAAATGGCTGAAGGTGAAGTTGGATATGACAAAATCATGGACGAAATTTTCTCAGAGTCTAAAATTGATAAAATACTTTCAAAGTATTTTGTAATAACTGAGTCTGAAAAGAAAAATGAAGAGGATAGAAAAGTTAATAACTATATTTCTGAAATTAGAAATAAAGTAACTATTAAATCACAAATCAAGGAACTTTCAGAAACTATTGAACAAGAATTAACTTCTGATTTCTTAGTAAAAGAACATAAGGACATTAAATTCTTAGGTAAAACAAACAAGGGTAATTTAGTTTTTGAAAACAAAGGTCAACAACTTAAAATTACACGAAAAGGTGAAATTTTATGAAGCTAATATACGTAAATGAGTTAGGACCAAATTTTAGAGGCGATAACATTTACGAGTTTATCTTCTCAGATATTGATGATGTTTGGGGTGATGAGTGGGATTCTGAACCAGCTTCAGGTAAACCATCTCCACCCCAAATTGATTTTATAAAAAAAGTAGGAGTTCTTAAAAATTCAGGACTACATTTAAATCTGATTCAAAACTCAGATTTTTTTTCAGTTTATGATTCGGTTGAGGGTGTTATTGCACTAGCTTGGGAAGATTCAGATACTGATGCCGTTACAGAAGAAAAAATGAAAAGATTAGTTTTTCATTTTGGTGAATCTGTAAAAAATATAGAAGACAAATTATACGAAAGAGACATCGTGTTAAATTATGAAAAAACATTAGTATTATGAAATCTAACAAAGTAATCACCTTATTGAAAGAAGGGTTTAGATTTGAAACATTATCTAAATTGAGTGAATCTCAAATCAATACCTTATATGGTAAAGTAATCACTGAACAAAGTATTACGGACGCCACAAAAAAGGCTAAAGAAGAATTGACTGGTTTGGGTCAAACTGTAGATTCAATTGCAAAAAAAATAGCATCGGAGGAAGATAACATAGAAACTGATAATGCCTTAGGTGATTTGGCAATGCAGACTGATACGGGTCAAGAAACTCCTCACGGTGAGAAAGATATGGCACCTGATGGAATGGACGATGACTCAGATAATAATCGTTCTACAATGGGTGAGGAAAAAGAAGAAAACAATGCTTGGGCAATTTGTACTAGTCAATTAGGAAAAGAATTCAAGACAACTAAAAGAAGTGAATGGAGTGCTAAACAAATGAATAAATATGAAAGATGTGTTAGAGATGTGAAACAACAAAATGAAAATCATCAAAAGGTTGTTAGACAGATTGAAGAATCTTTAGTATCTTTGATTCAGAAATACGTAATGACTGAAAAAATGACAAAGAAAGATATTTTAGAAGCGGACACAAAAGAAGCACCTGTTAAGACTCCGGTTAAGACTCCAACAACGCCTGACAGAAAATCTCCATACCAACCAAAACATCAACCAGCTCCAAAGGCTGGTGACACAAAAGAGGCACCTGTTAAGACTCCGGTTAAAACACCAACAAAACCTGATAGGAAGTCACCATACCAACCAAAATATCAGCCAGCACCAAAAGCTGAGTTACCTGATTTTTTAAAATTCAAAAACTTAAATATTCAATTCAGAGATGAAAACGAGGATTAAAATTAACGAAGCCCCAATCAGTTATGATGGGCCTGAAAGAATGTCACCAGACATTCAAAAAAGTATTGAAGATAAGGACACTCCGTTTTCGGATAATCCTGCGTTGGATATTGATATTAATGATGACGGTGACGTATCAACATTTGAAGAGTTGATTGCGTCTAAAAGATTTAAAGACGTTGTTGATAAAGTAAAACGATATACTGGATTGACTAACATTCCACAAGGAATGAACGGTCTTCAACAACTTATGATGATGATGGCTCAAGCCGTTCAAACTGTTAAATCTATTGAGAACGAAAACAAAGAATATTTAGAAAATTTATCAGTTGACCTGGTTAAAAAAGAAATGTCTTTACCTGAAAACGCATTCCAATTTGATGTTGAACTAACATCGGGTATGGGTCAAGTAGACACATCTAAATTACCAAAAAAATCTCAAGAACCATCTGAGGAAGATATTTTAGAAAAGTTTGGTGTATCTGAAGATGAAGCGGAAGATGATATCGATAACTTCATGAAGGCTTTTGAAAAGTTTGATTTGGAAAAGGCTAAAAGAAGATTTATCAACTCATTAATTCAAGGAGCATCTAAAAAAGGACATTACATGTTTAGTTTAGTTGAAGAAGAATTAAATAGAATTGACCCAAGACTTTTAAATCTTTATGGTGTTTTAATGTCAATTAACGATTTGTTGTATTGGATTATGCCAGAACAAATGATGAATATGATGGGAGAAACTGGTCAAGGTGTTGAAGGAACTGAGGAAGTTGACGATAAGACTGACCCCCCGACTATTAAAGTTAAAGGTTTGTTCTTTCCTATTTTGATTCACGAGTTACTTAAGGGTGTATATGAAGTATTAGGTACACAAGGTTTACCTGATGACCCTAAAGCTGCCGAGATGGTTATGATGTCACAAGACACGTTACCATACGAAATGTGGGATTTAAGATTAGGTCCAGTAATTTGGGAAAGATTCTTAGAATCATACCCTGATGAGTTATTTGAGGATGATTTAAAAGAAATTCAAAACTATTTGTTCTCAAGATTCTCAGCTTTGAGTACTGAAGAATTTTTCCAAGTTGCAAGAGAAATCATGGGTAAAACATCAGCTGGAAAACAAATCGTAAAAAGAATGGTTAGTGAAATCATCGAAGAACTTAAAAAATACGACTACGAAGACGCTATTAGTTCTAATGATGAGGACGAAGAAGACGATGATGACTTCAGAAACTTTTTGGGTGGTTTAGGTATAGATTTATCATAAATGATTTATACTATGATTAATGGCGTTATCGAAAGAACAAGCAATATTAGAATATGCTAAATGCGTAAAAAACACACCTTACGCACTTAGAACATATTTACAGACTTACGATAACACACAATCCAAGTATGTTCCATTAGACCTTTTTCATGACCAAATAAGGTTAATTGAAGATTACGATAATTACGAAGAAAATATTGCTTTAAAATACCGACAGGCTGGTGTATCTACAATCACATCTGCTTGGGTTTCAAAACGTTTAGTTTTCGCGCCCAAAACAAAACCTGAAAAAATTCTTGTTATCGCCAACAAACAAGATACGTCCATTGAAATGGCAAACAAGATTAGAGCCTTTGTTGAGCAATGGCCGTCTTGGTTAGGTGTGGGATTTTCCAATGACAAGAATGCACAAAAACATTTTAAGTTATCAAATGGTTGTGAGGTAAAAGCTGTTGCAACTTCAAAGGATGCTCTTCGTGGTTATACTCCAACTATTCTTATTTTTGACGAGGCTGCCTTTATCGATGCTGATGATGATTTCTGGTCTGCGTGTATGGCATCTTTGTCTACAGGTGGTAAAGTAATTGTTATTTCTACCCCCAACGGATTCGACCCAATTTATTACAGTATTTACGACCAAGCCCTTCGTGGTATGAATGATTTCAAAATCACGGAAATGTATTGGTATCGTGACCCACGATATTCTAAAGATTTAAAACTTTTAAAAGTTAAAGATATGGTTCATTATCTATTAAATCGTGCTGAATATAAAGATGATGAGATTACCATTGATTATACAGACATTAATCCATATGACCGTGATTTTGACAAAATAAAAAAACAATTTGCTGATGGTTATAAACCATATTCATCTTGGTTTGAATCAATGGCAAAAAAGTTAAAATTTGACAGGAGAAAAATTGCACAGGAATTAGAATGTAACTTCTTGGGTTCAGGTGATTCTGTAATCCCGCCTGACGTAGTTGAAAAGATGAAAGAAAATGACATCAAAAATCCTGAAAACAAATTTATGGGTGGCGCTATATGGCAGTGGAAGGAACCTGTTGAGGGTCACAAGTATATTATGGGTATCGATGTTTCTCGTGGTGATTCAGAAGATTTTACAACTTTTAATATTATTGATTTTGACGAACGTGAGCAAGTTTTAGAGTATCTCGGTAAAATTCCACCTGATGTGGCTGCTGAGGTGGCTATGAAATGGGCGGTGATGTATAGTGCTTTTGTGGTTATTGATATAACAGGAGGTATGGGAGTTTCAACATCAAGAAAATTACAAGAATTAGGTTATAAGAATTTATATGTTGATGGAATAAATGTTGCTGATAAATGGAAATATGACCAAAAAGCCTTAGAAAAAATTCCAGGAATAAACTTTAACTCAAAAAGAGTTCAGATTATTGCTGCATTTGAAGAGGCATTAAGACATGGATTTCATATTAGGTCAAGTCGTTTGTTAAATGAATTAAACACTTTTGTTTACGTGAATGGTAGACCTGACCACCTTAAGGGACAACATGATGACCTTATTATGTCTTGTGCGATGGCAATCTATGTTGGTGAGACTTCATTTTCACAATTGGAAAAGGTAACGGAAATAACAAAAGCCATGGTGGAAAGTTGGACGGTAAATGAAACACCGGTAAAAGGTTCAATGAAAGACTTCAACCCAGGAATCTCAATGGGGAACTACGGAAGGGACAATCAAAAGTTTGGTCAACCTACACAAAGTGATTATCAGAAGTATTTATGGTTATTCGGTAAATAAATTTATTTCTTTATTTGAAAATGAACCTATTTTTAATTGAAAGCATATAATGGCAGATAATAACTTAACGATTTGGCAAAGACTTGGAAGAGTATTTGGTCCCGACTCAACTTTGGACCAGCAAGCACCTGTCTATAAGTTTGATAAAAAAGAATTACTTAAAACTCCCGACAAACAAGAATACGAAAGAGAGAAATTACAAGCTCAACAGTCGATGTATTTGGGTCAACAATGGACTAAAGTTGAAAGTAATTTATATACTCAAGCCGTATATTATCAACCAACAAGACTTGCAGCCTATTATGATTATGAAAGTATGGAGTATACTCCTGAAATATCAGCAGCTCTTGATATATATGCCGAAGAATCAACAACAGTAAATGAAGATGGATTTATATTACAAATATACTCTGAGAGTAAGCGAATTAAATCAATACTTGCAGACTTGTTCAATAACAGATTGGATATCAATACTAATCTACCTATGTGGACAAGAAATACTTGTAAGTATGGAGACAATTTTGTCTACTTAAAACTTGACCCTGAAAAAGGGGTTATGGGGACACAACAATTACCAAACATTCAACTCGAAAGAATTGAAAGAGGAATGAAAGTTTCTGCAGGAAAATATCAAACAGATGTTACTACAGATGCTTTGAAATTTATTTGGAATGAAAAAGGTTTAGAATTTAACACATGGGAAATAGCTCACTTTAGATTATTGGGTGACGACAGAAAATTACCGTATGGTACTTCTATGTTGGAAAAAGCCCGTCGTATTTGGAAACAGTTAATTTTGTCAGAAGATGCGATGTTAGTATACAGAACTTCAAGAGCACCTGAAAGACGTGTGTTCAAAGTTTTTGTCGGAAACATGGATGACAAGGATGTTGAACCGTATGTACAACGTGTTGCCAATAAGTTCAAAAGAGACCAAATTGCTGACCCACAAACAGGAAACGTGGATTTAAGATTCAACCAAATGGCTGTCGACCAAGATTTCTTTATTCCTGTTCGTGACCCTAATGCACCAAACCCTATCGATACCCTACCCGGAGCTCAAAATCTTTCAGAGATTGCAGACATTGAGTATATCCAAAAGAAATTATTAACAGCTCTTAGAGTACCTAAGGCGTTTCTTGGATTTGAAGATGTTGTTGGTGATGGTAAAAATTTATCTTTACAAGATATTCGATTTGCCCGCACTATTAATAGAATCCAAAAATCTATGATTCAGGAATTAAATAAAATTGCCGTTATTCACTTATACGTTCTTGGATTTGAAGATGAATTAAATAACTTTATATTAGGTCTAACAAACCCATCATCACAAGCTGATTTGTTAAAATTAGAAACTTGGAAAGAAAAAATTCTTCTTTACAAAGATGCTGTTGGTGACCCAGGTAATGGTATTCAGGCAGTTTCATCTTCATGGGCTAAAAAACATATTCTTGGTTTCTCAGATGAAGAAATTAAACTCGACATTCAACAACAAAGAATTGAAAAGGCTGTAGCTGCCGAACTTGAACAAACACCTCAAGTGATAACTAAGACAGGTATATTTGATAACTTGGATAAGTTATACGGTAATAAAGGAACACAACCTGCTCCGGGTGAAGAACCCGCAGGTGAAACAACAGAGCCTGCTATCGGTGATTTAGGTGGATTTGGTGAGCCAGCATCTTTAGAAACAGGAGCTCCTGAAACACCTGAGGCGCCAGCAGCAGGTGGTGGTGCTGCTGAAGTCACACCCGAATCAATCAAAGATAAAGATATGAATCTTTTAATTGAGGATGACATTTTGAGAGGTCAAGACGTACTAGATTTGTCCAAAGGAAGAAAATCTTTGGGTAAAATTGAAGATAAGCTTAATGAGTTACTGAATAAGTAATATTTATTAATAAAAATATTATGAATAAGTTCGGACAATTTAAATCAAATTTAGACCATCTAATGGTTCAATCATACGGTAAAGAAAATTTCAAAACCGTAATGAAAGAGTTCAAAAATAACTTCTTGTCCAACAAAGCCATCTCTGAGATGTACTTTATCTATAATGATTTATCAACACAAAAAGGTATCAACAAAGATATTGCTGGTGAATACGTTAATGAATCGTTCGAAAAATTATCTGATTTAATTTCTTCTAATCAGAAAAAAATTGATGAACTATACAAATGGGTAAAAACAAATTTAAAAGGTGATGTTGAAAACGAATACTCCGACATTGATTTTGTAGTTTACGAAAATAAGATTACAAATCTTGAAAGAATATTAGAGACAAAAACACAAATTAAAAATCTTTTACTTTCAACAAAAAAAGAAAAAGTTCAAGAAAGTGTAAACATTCCACTTTCATCTATGTTGAAAATTGTTACAAATACATTCAATAAAGAATATTCAAATATTTCTGAAGAAGATAAAAAAGAGTTAAAATCTTTATTGTCCTTGAATAAAAAAGAAATTTCAGGAGAAATCAAATTAGTCAAAGAAAGCGTCATATCAAAATTGTCGGATAAAATCACAGAGTCAGATGATTCTGAGTTAAAAGAAAAGATTAGTAATACAATTCAAAAAATACAAGAAAGTGAATCTGATTTGATTTCGTTATATAAACTTAAACAATTAGAACAAGGGTTATAAATAAAAAGTCCGATTTAGTCGGACTTTTTTATTTTGTGTCTATGTGTTGAAGATATTGTTTGTATTTGGCTTTTTGTTTTTTCATTCTTTTTGTTACCGATTTTTTGACAAATTCCTGTCTTTCACGTAACATATCAATCTGTTTGGTCTTAATGACCTTGTACTTGTATCGTTTTAACGCTTTTTCGATACTTTCACCTTTTTGTACTTCTATTACTATCATAATACTATCTTAATAAATATAGTTCAATTTTGGAAGTTTTTGACAAATACTTTTTTTTTGATTATAATATATCAAACAATAAAACTTCTTAGATGAAACAATAAATGAAAAAAGGAAAAACATCGAAATTATCAATTTTTGATGATGCGAAATGTGTGTACGGAACGGTAGATTCAATAAATTTTAAATCACTTTACATAAACATACAATCTTGGGTTGAACCAATAATAGAGGTAAAAAATTGGGATAGAGTAACGGGAAATTTAAATAGACAAATTAAACATAATTTGTTAGAGGTTATTGACCAAGATGTGTTTGAAAGAAACTCTATCGTCGATTTAGACCTACGCTCAAGTGGGATACAACTAAATAAAAAAAGTTTTATGAGTTTAGAAATCACACTATTTCTAAAAGATTCTCTTGAATTTAAATCACAAATTTTAAAAGAAAAAATTAAAAAAATAGCTAAGTCTGTTTATCAAGATGAACTTTTAAGGTCGGAATATTTTCAACTATCAAAATCAAAATCAAAAAACATTTGATATTCCATAGTATTTATTATAAAAAAATACAATGAGAGTATTAGGTCCAAACGATTTAGGAAATGGTATATTGGTTGAGTGGGATGCGGGAACAGTATCACCTAACGAATTCAGAAACGCTGAAGTAATAAGAGAGTCTTATGGTCAGATGGAACACTCCAAGCCTTTTGAATTTTACGCAACACTTCAAAAATATGGCGTACCAAATAGAAATGGTAGAGTTTATCCTGAAAGGATATTAAAGAGGGAGGTTGAAAAATATAAGAAAGCAATTAATAAAGGTCTTTCGATATCTGAGTTAAATCACCCTGAATCTTCACTAATTGATTTAGAGAGAGTGTCTCACCTTATTACTGATGTATGGTGGGATGGTAATGTCCTTATGGGTAAGATTAAATTACTAACGACACCAGGTTTCCATGAAAGAGGTATTGTTTCATCACCTGGTGATGTTGCAGCTAACTTAATGAGACAAGGTGTTACTATGGGGGTTTCGTCAAGAGGTATTGGTTCTTTAGCTAAAAAAGGGGAACAAAATGAAGTTCAAGATGATTATGAATTAATTTGTTTTGACTTAGTATCTTCACCATCTACGCCAGGAGCTTATTTGTTTTTAAATAAAGAAGACAGAAACGAGTACGAAGAAAACTTAGAGGAAGAAAAAAAATCACCTGAAAACATTACAAAAAATGATAAGTCTGTTGACTTAATGAGAAGACTTTCCGATTATTTAGGTTATTAAAAAAAATTAAAACTATGGACGAAAAATATTTTGTAGCCAAAATTCAGTATGACTTGGTCGATTCTGACACTGGCAAAGTGAAAAAAATTAGAGAAGAAAAATTGGTGAAAGGTTTCAGTGTTACTGATGTTGAAGCTAAAGTCACTAAAAGGTTTGAAGGTTTTACAAACGATTGGAGAATCACTTCAGTCAGTGAAAGTAAGATTGACGAAGTTTTCGAATAAAAAATTTATTAAAATATTAAAAATTAAAATCGGGCTAAAACCCGATTTTTTTTTGCCCTTTCATTAAAAAATAAACTTTTTTTAAAACTGAGATATTTATTAAGTAAAATAAACAAAAACTCTTGGTTAAAACTAAAATGCAAAACGAAAAAAAATCTTTAGTTGAAGAGGCACTTTTACAAATGAAAAATTTGGAAGAAGCCGTAACTCAAAATGCAAAAGGAATACTTGCTTCAACAATGAAGGAAGAAATCAGTGAACTAGTAAAGGAATCTCTTGAAGAGGTTGAAGAAGCGGAGTCTATGGAAAAAGTATCAGAAATGGAAAAAGGTGAGATATCTCACAAAATGAAAGAACAGGCTGAACTTGAAGTAGACGATGAAGAATCTGATGATTTAGAATCTGATGATGAATTTTCTGATGAAACATTAGGAGATGAAGAAGACCTTATGTCTTTGGATTTACCTGGTGATGAATTAGAAGTAGATGATGAAGAAGAAGTTCTATTACCTTTAGACCTTAGAACTGCGTCTGATAATGAAATCTTAAAAGTCTTTAAAGCTATGGGCGAAGAAGACGGTATTATTGTTTCTAAAGATGAAGATTCAATTCATCTTAAGGATACTAATTCTGATGTTGAATATGAAATTCACACAGAAGGTGAAGACGATGAAGAAACAATGGACAAGATGTACGAAGAAGACGATGTAGTTTACGAAATCGAAATTTCTGAAGACGAAAACGAAATGGAAGATTATGAAGATGAATCTTCCGATGAGGAGTACGAAGAAATGAGTGAAGGTAACTACGGTATGGGAAAGGGTGAAAAATCAAAAACCCATAAAGGTGATGAAGATTACACAACTAAAAAAGGTATGACTAAAAAAACAAAAGCATTCGAAGGTGAGGTTGACGAGTCAATGACTATTAAACCAAAAGGTATGGGAATGAACCTTAAGAAAAAATCATTTGACCTATCTGAAATGGAAGATTCTGAAATGGAAGACGGTGAAATGAAAGAAGGTTCAATGACTATCAAACCTAAGGGTGTTGGTATGAACTTAAAAAAGAAGTCATTTGAAATGTCAGAGGAAGAAGAGGCTGAAACAACTGAAGCTGCTCGTACTTTGGGTAATGGTTCTAAGAACGACCCAAAAAGACACGGTTTACCAAAACAAAAGGTAAGAACTGTATCTGAGAGTGAGTTGGCTAAAGAAGTAGAATCTTTGAGAGCAAAGAATGAAGAATACAGAAAAGCATTAAATATTTTCAGAGAAAAATTAAATGAAGTTGCTGTTTTCAATTCAAACTTAGCTTACGCAACACGATTGTTCACTGAGCAAACAACAACAAAACAAGAAAAAATTAACATTTTGAGAAGATTTGATACTGTCGAATCTTTAAAAGAATCTAAGACTTTATATAAGACTTTGAAAGAAGAATATGTAAGCAAGGAGACAACAACATTATCAGAATCTGTTGAGTCTAAAGTTTCTAAAACACCTTCAAGAGGTGCTTCGACAAACCTTATTGAGTCTAAAACTTATGAAAATCCACAATTCTTAAGAATGAAGGATTTAATGAGTAAATTACAAAAATAAAAATAAACTAAAACAAAACTAAATAAAAACTAAAATGGGAGCATTATTAGAATCAGGCTTAGTTGGTAACATCGGTCTTAAGCACTTGAAAGTTATCAAAGAAGACACAATCAACAAATGGGACAAATTAGGTTTCTTGGAAGGTTTGAAAGGTCACATGAGAGAAAATGTGGCTCAACTTTACGAAAACCAAGCGTCTCACCTTATAAACGAAGCATCATCTACATCTGACACAGGGTCATTTGAGACGGTTGTCTTCCCTATCGTTAGAAGAGTATTTTCTAAATTATTAGCTAACGATATTGTATCAGTACAAGCAATGAACTTACCTATCGGTAAATTGTTCTACTTCGTACCTAAAATTCAACAGTATGTTGGTGGTGCTAGCGGCACACAACACTACGCACCAATCGGTTCACCTGAAGCGGTTGATTCAGGTGAGAACTCACCTAATCAAGGTTATGGTTCAGACAATGGTAAAGACCTTTACGATAGATTCTACGAAGGTAACGAACCAGCTCTTGACCCACCAGGATTATTCGACTACTCTAAAGGTCAGTTCTCTTCTGTAACTGCACCAAACGTAACAGTTGTATGGGTTGGTGATTCATTGGTATCGTCAGGTTATACTGCAGGTGAATACAGAAAA